AAGCCCTTCGTTAGTGAATTTTACCGCAGATGCCCACCTAACTGCAAACAAATTATCGGCCTCGACTGTCATCTGCAATCGGTGCAATCGCAAGTCGATAGCAATGTGATTAAAGTAGCGCATGGCTGTGCGTGTAGCCGATATCGGTACGCGCTCAAACTGATATGATGTAAGCAACCAGACTTCCGCGTTGCCCGGCCACAGCTTGATAGCCCCGAATGAGCAAATCATTTCGGTCTGGTATAATACAGTGTAGGCGTGCGGTTGCTGTTCATACATCTTGAGCAACTCGTCATAGTTAGGCACATCGTTAAATGGCTTTTTGTCAAACTCGCGCAAATCCATACTGTATGGATGCGTCCAGTGAAACGGCACTATTGTGGCGTCTTTATTGCTAGAAAACATCGAAATCCATTTTAGCTGTCATTTGTTTAAATTGCTGGCGACCATGGCTGTTGCGTGTCAGCATACGATGCTCAGACCCCATCATCAGATAGCCAAAGGCGTCACCAACGTGCGAATGCTCATTCTTGTTCGGCGCATCTTTGAACCGCTCTTGGCCACCGCCCATCGCAACGCGCTTGAAATGATAGCCGCCGGATAGCGATTTGCGTGTGCGGCTGCATTTGCGGTCTATCAATAGCCCCGGTTTGCCGTCTATCAGCCGGTTCATTGGCGCTGCACCGGCTTCCCGGCGCACCATAAAATCGTTTGACGCGGTAGGCTGTGCGCGTAGGCCGAGCGTTCTCATGTGTTCAAACGCTGTCACCTCGAATATCTCATCGCGCTTTGCACCAGCCGGGTCACCCCAGATGAACACTTCCGACTTAGGAAAGTGCGTATTGATGTCCGCCATCAGGTGGTGGCAGAACCGCTCTAGCCCCATGTCAAAGGCCACAAGCTCATGCACAACGTGCCAGCGCCCGTTCGCCATCTTCTGCCCGAACACCGCTGCCGGTGTCAAACCAAAGTCAAGCCCGATATGCACCGGCCAAGCTGGCTCTATCTCAAGGTCGGCGCTCATCAAGCTGTCACTGAACTCCGGCCACACGGGTTTGCCGTCTTGCACGTAAACGTATTTGCCAGCCGCGTAGCACTGTATCCAATCCAAGTTTTTCCCGGCCAACTGCTGTTCGTAGTAGCCGGGCGGCAAGTTGTTTGTGTTTTCTGCCTTGGGGTTGTTGATCCAGTATTTGTTGGCGGCGAATATGTTGCCCTCATGTTCCTTTGTGCCTTCGATAACGCCGCCTGGCTGTTTGTAAAACTTCCATGGGTACTTGCCCCGGATAGGTTCTTTCTCCGCTAGGCGATGCCACCAATGATCGTCTGACATAGGGTTGGTAGACATCCAGACGCCGCGCCATGGACAGCCGCCGTGCTTCTTGGTCGGGTAACGACCGACACGCGATGTCAGGCCATCGACTACCGCCTTTGGCAATTCTCGCGCCTCGTCAATAAAGCCGCCGGTCAATTCAAGTGACAACAGCTTGCGCACATCTTTGGGCTGGTCGAGCGCGAGAAAAATCACCTCGCAATCAACGCCGGGTGCGCCGTCACGCGGTGGCAACTTAATGTGATGCGTGATAGGCGGCGACCAGCGCATCTGCCCCCAAGTGTTTTCGGGGAATATCTCTTGCCACGTCTTAATGGTCGTTGTGCGCAATTCCGGGTAGCTGTTTCTGATTACGGCAAAACGCGTATATCTTACATTGTCCACAGGCGAAGGTGGTTGCTTTACAGCACGAAGCATCACCTCGGCCAATGAGGCATAAGTCTTTCCAGAGCCGACTGGCCCAAGTAGACCCCGCACAAAAGAGTTGTCGTTTAAAAAATCCCATACCGTTGGACTTTCACTAAAATCAAGGTTAAGACCGTTCAGCGCTTCGGTGGTCGGTTGCTTCGTTCTGCGCTTCGACCTGTCGGTCGCTCTAGTCGCTCTGGCCATCATATCCCTCTGGTATATACGTCACAATCAGCATCCCCTCTGCCGGGTTCTCATCTTCCTCATCGACTTCCAGCAACACGCCCTTGCACTTGGAACACACAACGCGCTGTGTCTCAGCGTAGCACCGGCCACGCGTTTCCGCGCCGCAATGGTCGCAGATGACATAATCATAGAAAAAACGCACAAAATTATTGTGCGTCATCTTCGTTATCTTCGCCATTGTCCTTTACCTCATACGTTGTTACCTTCGGGCCGGTCACGTTGATGCCAATCATAGACGGCCGCTGGTCGTCACTGTTCGGCTCAAGCAAACCGCGATGCTTTGCCAATAGCCGCAATGCGGACAGCTTGTCATGCATTTCCACCTCAATGGTATTGCCATGCGCGTTTGGCGTGACCTTCACCTTCTTAATGCTACGCCGGGCGCGTTCCGGCAGCTGGTCAGACGGCGTCAGCTGCACCTGACCCATCGCATCCCAGCGGATCACGTCCGTAGCCTCGCCAGCCGCGATGGCCTCTAGCTCTTGCACCACCGCTTCCCGGCGGTCAGCGTCAGCGCTGGCCAGGGCAGCGCGTTGCTGCCTAGTCGTCAATGGCGTGTTCTTCTTCGACACATCTAGCCCCCGTCCATGCATACCCGGCCAAGTCAATCCAGCTGTCCATGTGGTTTGGTGTTTCAATCAAACGCGCAATCTTTAGCGCGGCCATCATCATAGCCACCTGTTCTGCGCGCACCTCTGTGCCAAGTATCACCGTCCACATGGTCGCAATGCGCTCATGGTTGGTGTAAACATCGCCATAGTTTTTGCCCCGGTCGGCAGTTGCCGCCTTGGCCTCGTCCAGTATGTTCATCATTTCTCGATTATCTCCAACCCGCATATCCCGCATTTCATTTCGCCCCCCATCTCCGAATGGCACTTAGGGCATTGCCCGTTGGCCATTAGCTTCGCCATAGACCCATCGCCGGTAGCATAGGCCACCGGGATGTCGTCTGTCATAGGACAGGCGCAGCGCTTGCACCGGCAATGCTCCGCGTCCTCCCATTTGAACTCCTCGCACCCACAGTCGGCGCATCTGGTTATTTCGTCATAGGTCAATTCCAAGCTCCCTTAGTGTTGGTGTTTCTACAATATCATCATCTCCATCATCAGCGCAATAACTCTCGCCGCATTCCATGCAAGTGTACATATTGCGATGCTCATGCAGTGGCGGTTCTGTGCTGTGGCAGTGCGGGCAAGTCATTTGTCAAATCCGGGGAAAATTTTGTGAGAGACCCCCATACGCACACAGCGGCGGGCGGGGGGGAAAGGGTCGCTTTTTCTAGCCCGGCTGTGTGTGTGCGTGCTGTACATAAGCAAATCAACCTTTGTTATCCTGTACATCGAAATAACGCACCACGTCAGCAAGCGCTGGCACGCCAGCACGCCTCTCTAGCGCATGGTCACACACCGCAAGCGTAGCCGCCTGAACATCCGCCACCGATACGTCACGCAACGCCAGCCGCCGGGCGTGTGCTATCTCATTATCGTACAGCCTGACCTGGCCGGTCGCTTGCTGGACGGCTCGAAGGTAGGCATGGCAAAGCTCACCAGCGTGCGTGTCTGTCTGTGGTTGTGCATCCCCCAGACCCCCTTTATCTTCTGTGTGATCATCATCTTGGTCTGCACGCACTTGCAATGCCTTGGCTGTGAGGATGTCCTCTTGCGATGGCAATGCTTCGTCACCCTTCCACAGCACTTGATAGCGGTTTGTTTTCCATCCACTAGCGCCAATCTGGTAATCCTTTGGATTAAGCTGACGCACATATCCCAGCTTCTTCAATTCCCTCATCGCATCGTATATGGTTCTACGGTCACCATAGCCGCATACGTGCGTAAGTGTTTCCATGCTAGGGTAACATACCCCGGCACGGTTCACGAACGCACAGAGCGCCCCTAGCACCCTTAAATCGCGTTCTTTTAGTTTACGGTCACCGAACGCACGCATCGGCATCACGCTGTATGGGCGTTTGTTTTCAGAAAGGGATGTCGTCATCGAGCTTATCCTTCATGGTTGGTTTAACGTCAGTC